TCAAGGTCCAGCTGGAGGAATAGGTACATCGATTGGTGGCATTGGATCTGGCGGCGGAATTTCATCAATCGGTACTGGTGGCTGACGCGGTGGATTAGGTGGTGGTGACGCAACTGCAGGCGGTGGATCAGGCAATACAGGTGTTTGTGCGTCAGGTGGACCATCACCAACGACAGGAGGCTCATAAATGTCATCGCGTTGTGACGGCATCGCTGGTGCGATTGACGTACCACGTGGGTTTGGTGGCTGAATTGGCGGTGCCCAAAATGGGCGCGCTGAAGCACCAGCTGGTGTTTGTTCCGGTGGTAGTGAACTCCCTGTGTAGGTGTAGCCTTGTCTCTCAAGTTCAGCAATCAACGACGCTTCCTGAGTTTCAAGTGCAGCAATAATCCCCTGAATAGATGAAGGATCACTAATCGCGGGGTATAATTCGACCCGCTGACGCGCCAATGGCAGTGTCGCACTGACATTAGGCACAGTGATTGGTTTTGGCTCCACACCAATACCAGTCACTGATCCACCAGCTTTTAAATCAGTGATCGCTTGTTCAATGGCGGCCAGTTGCGTTTGCAAATCTGAAGCGCTGGGTATCCCACTGATGTCAGGCATGAGCTGTCCTTTCTAGTCTCTCGACTTTCTCTGTCAGCAGCTTAACCGCTTGGATCAAAGTGTAGAAAGCGGCAGTCGCATCTACAGACTTCATTTTGCTGGGGTTGTATTTGTCAGTCTCTCCAGTCTCAGGATCAGCGGGGACAAACACAACCTCCGGCAGGACTTCTTCGACTTCTTCAGCGATGAAACCGTAGTAAAACTTGCCATCGTCTATGTGGTCATCGCTTCCATTAAATCTAAACTTGCGTGGACGAAGTTTCTTTACAACCTCGAGTGCGTCATCTGGTCTTAGGTCTTCAATGTCCTTTTTGATGCGACGTTCTGAAGCGTCAGCCCAGAAACCACCACCTTGTTTCCACGCATTGCCATTGCGACCAACAACAATACCCCCTGAAATGACTAACAGCCAGTCAAGCATTCCAGCAGTCGGTGGCCATGCTGTCGCTTCAGAGACAAAAAACGCGCCAGCCATGTACCACCCGCCATAGTCAGCGGTACCTGCACCAAGACGGATCAGATAGGATCGTTGATACTCTGGGATATGCGCTACTAAAGCATGTGCGCCATTGTATATCCAGGCATCGACTTGGCCACCAACAACATACACGTCAGACCAGCAATTAATGCGGCCACGTATATCGCACTGACCATAGTCATAGAAGTAATTGGCGTAACAACCACCACCAATGTTGATGTTGCCATTGTCCTGGATGTAATTGGTGACAACCGTGTTTGATGACATTTGGTTGCCGATGTAAGTGTTGCCACTACAATACAGGTTAGCCAGTGTCTGAATGTTATTGTTGACTTGAATTGCCCCGCCAATATTGAACCACCCATTGAAGAATAACCACCCATTCCCCGCGTCATAGATACCGGGTTGACTGCCAAGGAAGATTTGGCCACTCATCCACAGATTACCGAGCTGAACGATACTGCCCGCCATCCACACATTACCACTGGCGACGTTCAGGTTGTTGTAAACTGTCAGCCCATTATTGATTGTTTCACCACCAGCGACATAGAGATTGACGTTGATAGTCTGACTGCCAAACGAAGTGATATTACCATTGAGATCGATTTCCCAACAAAAACGACCAGCACTTTCGTCAGCGATAGCAAACGGGCCATTATTCAGACAGCCACATGACCAGTCACGTGTGCCAAAGCTGACAAAGTGCGTGCGTGCATAAAACCCATTGTCAGCAGCAACCTGAAATGGGTCATTGCCACCTGGGATGTAAGCGCGACCACCACCATTGATGTAAGTGTAGCCATTGACCTGAAACTGACCGAGAGCGTAAGTGGTAGCATGGAAGTAAATCGCATAGCCACTTCCAGCATATAGATGGGTTGCGCCCAAAGTGCCGTACGAGATCAGCGCTTCATTACTAGTGTTTGTACCAATCAGGATGCGTGGCGTGGCCCCAGTGTCGTTGCCATAAATATAGTGATTGTTGGCGAGAATAATATTACCCGCGTGGTGTACTGAACCCGTAACATCAAAGTACAACTCACCAGTTGCACCACTGCCAATATGAATTTGATTGTCGCTGAGTAGACCAATCAGTGAGCGGACATTGCCACTTGTGTCACGACCGGACCAAGCGAAGTTATTGTTAGCGACTGGGACACCCTGAATTGTCACTCGCGGGGACGAGCCATCATTGATGTAGATGTCGTTATTGTTGGACTTAAGGATTAAGCCACGTGCTTGGTTGCCCGTGTCACGACCGTAGTACCAAGTGTTATTTGCGAGAACTGTCGAAATGCCAGTCTGGAAGTTGATATTACCAACCATGGTTCCGCCAGCAAGTGGCAGGTAAGCACCAAGGTTAGGACCAGGTGGGATTAACGCAGCAACAAACGCTGACAAGGCATTTTGCCACAGTGCAATCCAGTTAGGTTGGGAACCATCATCAGGAACGTACACCTGCTCTTGGTCACTAATCCACAGGCACAGTGACGACGCGATAAACGTCGCTTGACGTAGCGCACGATTGTTAAACGCACTGATCGCCAAACCTGGCATGTTACCCGTGCCAAGCAGTGGGTCAGTAAAGTAAGCAGGCAACGCTTCAAGATTAGCCCCTGCACCAAGTGCAACAGCTTTGAAGTCAGTACCAACAGGCGTGCGTGGCTCACCATCCTGAAGTTCAGGCGCAGTCCCATCAGGCGGCATTACTTCAGTGTTGCTGCTCATTAATCGTCACCCCTTTACTACAGGACGGGTGGCAGGTCACCAGGTTTGACCATCACCCCCCAATAACCAGCATCCCAACCGTGAACTGAGTCACTACTCGAGTCCCAAGCAAAAAACGGTTCACCCGGTGTCGGTTGAAACGCGTAAGCAATAAGTGAAATGCCTTCCGGACGTAGATCCATCTGGCCAGTAACAAATAATTGAACTAACACTGCATCAAGTGACTCAGTCGACAATATGCCATACATCATAGTCATATTGCCGTAGTCTTGAATGAGCACTTTGATCCCCGTGTACTGAAACAACGTGTCCCAAGCCGCATAAGCCGATGGGATAGAACCATCCCAGTGATTAGCGATAACAGTGGCGTATAACAGTAAGCGATAGTGATAATCGTCAAGTCGTTGCAACGAACCTTCAGCGTCAGCGGGTCCCTTCCAGTTTCCCTGGTTCCATCCAACTCCCTCAACATCCCAAGAAAAGAACACAGAGGGGACTTCGATCCAACGTGATTTACCAATCCACTGACCAGTGAAGTCTTCTTGTTCACCAACACAATAATCGAGGTCAAACAGTCCTGGTACACCTGCAATAAGATGTTGATCGCTGACAACTGGTGTAACAGCAAAACCAACGGTCGACATATACTTGGGTTTTTGATTGTGCTCGGAAGTAATCCTGTTGAGATAATCAATAACAGTGTGCGTCGGAAATGGCAGTGGATAAGGTGGCGGTGGCGCTGCAACTTCAGCAATTGATAGAGTAATATTCAGTGCTGAAGAAACGCGAATACCACCTGCTAATGACTGCCAAGGACCTGCCAGACCTCCAAGTTCAGTAATACTGTTAATACGACCACTAAGTGAAGTGGTATAAGTCCCTGTCGCAAACCTCGCTTTGCTAAGTGAAGTTATACGACCGCGTAGCGTGACCTGAGTGGGATATAGTGTAGCAGTATGAAGTCTTATTCTCGTAGCTGACTTAATATTACCATCGAGAAATTGTGGACGACCAGTAAATGGTATTGGTGGTGACAGTGCCGCTTTTGCAAGTGAATTAATACGACCTGTCAGTTGCAGCGTGAATAGTGGAGCAGTCAGACTTATACTGGATTTAGTATAGATGTTTGCGTAAAGCGGTGGGCCAAAAATAAATGGTTGAGTAGAACCCTTTGTCTTTGCTGAAATACGACCCGACAGGTAAACCCGATTACTATATAGCTGTAACTTGGCAGCAGCACTGACACGCACTGTCAGCCAAGTGAATGGCAGCTGTGCGCCAAGTCTGGCAGCTGCCGTTATACGACCCGTCAGTGCAGGGAAGAAAACAGGCTGAGAAAGGCTCGCTGCCGAAGTGGCAGTTATACTACCCGATAAGTTTACTGTCGTATCGCGAGGATCAGACATCTCATGCGAGCGAGATATTCAGGCTGTTAGCCGGGAACGTCGCTTGCACATTGGCGATAATTTGTTGTGTCGCTGCCTTACGGAACATACCATCACCACTGGTCGCCGTATTGACAACAACCCCAGCATTCGCCACTTGGAACGAGTCAGTCAGTGACTGCTGGATTGTCAGTGGCCCTGTAAATGATCCATTCAGGAAGGTAGGTGGCGTCCCACCGTATTCAGTGGAGTAGAAAACAGTGTCACCATTCAGGTACCCGTGACGCGGCTGACTGACAACAGCAGGAGATGCAGCAACGATAGTCGAAGGCATCCACTGATAGTTACCAAAGTAATCCCAAGCTAACAAATTACCTGCTGACGCAGCGTCATACAGACCAAATGCTGCAATCGTTCCCCACACTCCAGTGGAGGTTGGGAACACGATTGGGTTGACATTGGTAATTAGTGCCGGTGAACCAGTTGGTGTCGACCAATCAGTCGGAGCGGTCGCCACGCGCGCATAAGCGGCACCCGCGAGTTCAGTGAAGCCAGTACCGTCGTCAGCACCTGCCGCTGAGAACAATGCGACATAAGCGGTGCGAAGTGGAAAAATGGCTGCCTTGCCAGTGACATGACCAAGCACACCGTTTGCCGTGTAATTTGTTAGGCCACTCATCCCCTTGCCTCCTACGAAACAGTGACAGTAACAAGCGTGCTGTCGCAGTACGCCGCCTCGATGAAGTACAAAAGCACGTCAGCGGCTGCCAATGGCAAGGTACCGCGAGCCTGTTGAACTGAAGTGACATCATAAGTCAAACCATCAGGTTCAGGCAGTTGAGTTGCTGCGACTAGCTTTGAATAGTATGAGTCGTAACCAATTGGTAGCGTGGATAAAAATTCTGTCACTTGATTGATCATGGCTTGTTCAATAGCGCCAGTAAAACCAGCAAGCGCTTTGATCGCGATGTTGACGGTAATTGGCACCAGTGTCAGTTCAAAAAAGTTGATCTGAGCAGGGATGCCTCTTGTGTCATAAACAATGACTGAAGTCGTTCCGTAAGTGGGTGATCCAGGGGTTTTACGTAACGCGATAGCTTGTGCCACCTCTTGTACGTCACCACCTTCGACAACAGCGGCCATTGAGTAAGGTGGTATGCCATTTGCGTCGTTTGCGCCTGTTGGGTTCTCATACACCATGACGCGTTGCACTGTCGGCAAGTCTTCGATAGCGCCTTGAATACCCAAGACAACTGTTTGTGACGGGTTTGCTGTCGATTGCGTCTGGCGGCGTCTGAGTTGAGCGTCAGTTTCGACAGGTTGACCAACGACAGCCGCATAAGGATTGGTGACGGTTTGCCAGCCAGGTGTTGGTGTCAGTATTTGTGTTAGCGTGCCAACATTGGCAGTGATCGAGCCAAGATCCGTGCAAGTGGCTGTCACCAGAATTTGACCAACAGGTGGGATCGTGACTTCAGCTGGCAGAGCCCACACTGTATTAAGACTTAAGTTGTCACCAACAGCGCCATTATTGATAAACGTGCCAGCTTGTCCCACTAGTAACACAGCGACAGTGGACACTGACGCACGTTGCCGACGAATGCCATTGATTTTGACGACACTGGATAGACCAGCACCAACAGCGTAAGTCGGACTGTAGGACAGATAAGTGGCCGCTATAGTTTGATTGGTGTCATGCAACACTGAAGCAACGACACCAACCCACTGACCATCCTGAGTGTCGGGGTCAAGATTGACATCAGTGCCATAGATCGCTTTGTACTGATCAGACAAATAATTCAGCACGTCCTCAAACAGAGGAACACTCACACCATTGGCATCAATCGTAGTAATCGGAAAGGGCATTCACTTACCCCCTCAGTGGCAATCGCGCCAACATTGGTGACCGAGGTGCCGCTCTTGGCATCACTGGTGTCGGTTTGACACTGTAGTCGATACTCGTTGGTGCTGACTGTGCGTTATGTGGGTCAGCGGTTATTTGAATGTTCGCGCCATAAATCGTGTCGATGTAAGCATTTACTGAATACTCGCGACTGTCAGGATCAATAAACGACCCATAATCCGTAATCGCGACAACACCACGCGTCGTCAGTATCCGCTCACGGATCGCTGCGTCACGTGTCAGTTGTGTGTGTTCAGCGAGTATTTTGCCTTGTTTCACCACTAAGTCGTTTAACGGAAACCCGCCCCACGGTGTTCCTGCTTTTGTGTCAAGGAACCACTCGCCAGCAAATAACAACAGACGAGTCATCACTGACTGACCAACCGCTTCCGGTTGATCGTGCCAGAAATCGCCGGAGCCATGACCAAACTGCATGTCACCGTCGGGGTCGAGTTTCCGATAACGCATTGTCAGTTCATCGGCGGCGGTGGCATGGGAGGCACAGCGAGGCCATTCTGCGCTCCCTGTTGGGGCGCCTGTTGTTGCAGTTGCTGACTGATGGCTTGAATGAGTGGCGCTGAAATGCGATATGGCGCGTCAGCCAGCGCTGCGAGAACGCCCTGCCACTGCTGAGCCTCCAGAGTGATAGTAAACGGCTGATTGGGTTGCACGGTGATCGAAGTGTTCATCCCGTCATTCATGGCTCCACCTTTCTGAGTCAAAGTGTGAAACTACAGCAATGTCAGTAACCGATCCCCACAGGTGCCATAACCTGTATAGCGTCCCACCGCTCGGGCTCCGGTGTAACACCAAAGTGAGATATTAAACCGCCTATGTCAATCATCGAGATTTCTTGAGTTCAGCAACTTCTTCAGCAAGTTGCTGAAGCGCACGAATGAGATACGGAATAATGCGAGTATCACTAATTGTTTTCATGTCTGTAAGTCGGTTAAAAGCCGAGTCGTTGGACGCAGTAAATACAGCGGTGGGTATAGTCTCTTCAACTTCCTGCGCAACTAAACCAATCGGTAAGTTATCGACACCGGGCATATACCTGTGACCTAAGTCATTCCAGTCAAAAGCACGGACTGGAGTTGCAAGTATTGCTCCTAAAGCATCTATTTCACTGTCACGAATATTGGTCTTTAGTCGGTTATCTGACCAACCTTGGTTCCAAAAATACATGACGTTGCCATTGCCATCTTGGGCATCAAACTGTCCACCATTAGGACCACCAGTTTCTTTCGCAAACATATAGTAGTCCCAGTCACCACCCCAATTCTCTATTCTTGCACCTCTGGGACCACCGAACGCCAGTGACGAACGGCGGAACACACCATTTGCTGCACAGTCATTGGCAGCATTGTAATTCTGCGCTAAAACAAAGTCTGAGTTACAGGTAAGTCTGCCCTGACAAGTAATCCACGCGTCAGCAAGTATCCCACCACCGGAATGCACTGACCAAGGACACCAGGCATAGCCACCGTAGTTTTGCCAGTACATACCATTAAAACGTACAACACCACCAACAGTGCAATCACCATTGGGTGCATACAACGCGTCACCACCTGCATAACCTCTTATCTGGCCATTGGCCCAGATGCCATTTGGTGTGTACCAATACCCACTATTATTGTAGAAATCCAAGCCACCACAATAAACGTGACCTGCTGAGTTAAGATTACCATTTGAAATAATGTCAGCAGCCCTTAGTGAATTCGGCGTATACATATAGCCGCCACTATTATACCACTGCATTCCGTTGATCCAGACGTAACCGCCTGTCGCCAGTGAATGAGCAGCATAAGTTTCACCAGTGGAAGTGATTGTACCCGGTACGTTAATACCACCACCATTATTTACTGTTAGGAAATCACCACTACCAGCCCGATAAAGCCGCCAAGTGTCACCATCAACATACATACACCAATCGACGTTGTTAGTGACACTATGTTGCCAGTAATGACCATTATTAGCACGATAATCGTTGGCACTGAGACTACCACTCATAGTAATGTTCTGAACATTCAGCGTGTCGTAAATAGTGACTTGTCGGCTATTGATTGCAGTACCAGCACCAACAATAGCCAGTGCGTTAGCGTCAAACCCACGATAATCGATAGAACCCGCTGACTGTTCGTCTCCTGAGTTTACTGCAAAGCGCCAACGACGTGGTGTCTTATTAGCAAAACTGGTTGACTGAAGATCACTACCACCTGAAATTCTTAAACCATTGCCAAGGTTCACTACACCTGTCGCATCATCGACAGCGATTGGGCGTAGACCATTCCAGGTGCCTAAAGCATCATTGAAATTGGTCATCAGTAAGTAAGTGGTGACACCATCATTACGCCAGAATGAGCCATACCCCGCTGACCCGTTCTGATAAGTCATTCTCAGTTGACCGGAGCCTCCCACTGAAGTTGACAGGATCGTGCCATTGACCTGTAAGTTACCGTCGATGACACCAATATTAATGCCAGACAGTGCCGCGTTCATTTGTTGAAGTGTCACTGGATTGAAATTGTAGACGGCATCGCCTGACAACTGGATCAACCCAGTCATGACACCACCTGACAGTGGCAAAAAGCCACCAATCAGTTGGTTAAACGTCACAGCTTGCATACCCGCTGTTGCGTCAGCATTGAGATACAGCGGGCCAGTCAGT